CATCTCTAAGTAACGAACACAAAAAGCACACAATCAATAAACTGTGAGGCGATTCATGCAGCTATTTCAATCAGATAAAAGCAAGGGTAATTCCCTTACCAAGGGTGCGCTCTACCGCTGGAGCTATGGCAGCATTATACCGAGCAACATTCTAACTCGTTGTTATCCTACAAGAAAACAAGTTCGTAAAGCACGTTTACGCCTTTGCATTAGTGCAGGGTTATGCATCTTCTTGTTAGTTTCCGTAATTTACTAATGCAAAACTCGCATATTTTTTACACAAATCTTACACAGAAAGGAAAACCAATGCGCCTTGCATACAGAAAACAGACCAGCAAAGCAATGATCGAAGCGCGTGCTGCTGGTTATTTATCAGTTCACACTACAGTCGATGGCATGGACAAATCTTATAGGCAAGAAATCAATAAGTACAAACAACAATGGGCAGCAGCAGCAAAGCTGATGCCTGACAATGCATTTGCAGATGATGTGGCCGATGATGATGTGGGTCACTATTACCCTAGCATGACTGTAGTCGAAGGAGGACTGCACTATGAGTAACGTAATCAACCTACCTAAAGCAGAACGGCAGCTATCCAGCGAGGCTTTGCTTAAATTGATCAGTGAAAACGCTGATCGCTTTGTAGTTTTTGCAGAACATGAGTCCACATTACACGGTCTGGACGACAAAATGCCTGCATGTTTGAACGGCAACTCTATTCAACTCAATCTGGTAAACGACCTGTAATCGTTGCTGGAAGCCAAATAAAACATCGATTCTCAGCGACCTGAGTAAGACTAGCCGTGTCCTAGTACCTTCAAGTCTACGAGATTCGATGTTTTTTTAAACAGGAACAGCCAGCAGCCGCATACGATTACATAAACGCTCTGCTCTGTTGGGAACCTGACGATACCATTTGGAATCTTCCATCTGTGCAGCAGCTTCTTCCCAATCGGCAGCATCTACTGCTGCTTTCATCATCTTAAAAGCAGACAGACGAGGCAGGCCAAGATTAAACATCATGTTTGCAATGATCAGCTTGGCATCCTCTGGTAGATTATCAAAGTCAGGATACAGCTTAACGCAATCCAGACGCACAGCATCGAGGTCACGCTCAAACAACTCCTGCACCCGCTCATCAGATACAGGCGTGCCTACCTCCATATCAAACTCAGGCTCGTCCTCACGACAGAGGTGACCGATACCCACGGTCTTTAGATGAAGATGATCTAGGTACACCTCATGCTTGATGCCTTCATCTAACTCAAGGTCTACACGCAGCTTTGCTAAATTCATTTCTTACCCCCAAAGAATTTGGTAGCTGATCTAACGCCAAAGCTGGCAGCTACAATCACACCCAATGTGTACTGATACCAATCAGGCATAGACTCCAGAGCAGCAAAGCCCTCAGCTACAATGATACGGCCCCACTCACCACAAAAAGCCAGGACCATTGGAATGCTGAACAGCAGCACAAGCCATTCGTCAGCCCAGCTATTTGCTTTGCCTCTGGCAATCTCTAAGTCCCAGTCAATCTCGCCAGTGGCCTTCTTTTCCATAATCGTTGCTTCAGCCTTCGCCGTTGCAACCTTCGCCACAGTCTCAGCTTTCTTTGTCTCAACCTTTCCTTCAAGCCACGTCCCCACTAACGAGCCAACAGGACCAATCAATGCCTGTAACATCAGTGCTTCTCCGAGTTCAGCCAGACAGCCAGTGATCCCGTCATGGCACCAGTTACAACGCTGATGAGGCTGGCTTGCTGTGTTGTAAGATCAGGCTGAGATAACGCCCATTCGATGCAGCGAACATAAACACCTGTCATGCAGAGCATCATGAACCTTGGCAGGATGCGTAACTCCAACATCTTCCTTGCAACGCTTTCTACTGTCATTGGTTCAAACTCCTTAACCAAAGTGCAAACAAGACAATCAATCCAACGCCTGTAATCATTGACAGGATGATGATGATCACCTCGACAAACTTGCGTCTGATTTCTCTCTGTTTGTAAATTGTCTCTTGTCGTTCCTTGCGTATCTTGCCTTCCATTCGGACAAGCTCATCCCACTTAGATTGACCGTAGCTGTACTGTATGTACTGCTTGAGTTGCGCTCGGTCCTCTTCTGCCTTTGTTTTGGCAGCGACAGCTTCAAAAGCAGCAGACTCAACAGTCGAGCCAGCAAACAGTTTCTTAAATAAAGGAGGGTTTTTTAATTCTTTCTCAGCCTGCTCAAGATCAGATAGCGCACCCATCCAGCGTGACAGATCGGACGCCATGTCCTCTATAGATCTTGCAACTTGAAAACCTTTTTGAACTGCTTTGAAAGCGGTAGCTGCTGTGGTGGCTGCTGTAATTGGGTCCATCAGTACACCTTAGTTTCCTCTGGAACTACAACTGGCAAACAATAAGCGGTGATATTTTGCCCCTGTTTGTGGAGTCGTTGTGCAAAGTACACGCAGTCATCGACAGAGCGAAAATACATATCATTACTTTTGAGGCGTTTGTCCTCGCCAATCCCCACAAATACGAACAGCAGAAACGCATGGATCATCCATTAATAATTAACCCAATAAGCAAAACGATAGTCGTGCCAGCAGTGCCAATCATGATGTGTTCAATGCGCTTGATCCGCAGGATGGTTTCTTTCCATCGCTCCGCACATACTGCTTCATGTGTATCTATCTGGGCCTGTACAGATGCGGCTGTAGGCTTTGCCATTACCAACCAGCCGGAACAGCTTGACGCATTGGCGGGTTAGCAAGCGCAGCCATCTGCTCATCAAGCATTGTCTGCATTTCAGCCTCAGTCTTTTCCAAAGCCTCAAGCGTCTTGGCTTTGCACCAGTCTTTTGTAATGTCATTGAAAGCAACGTAGTCACTGTCACCCTCGTCTGGTGTGGATACAGCAGCAGTGCCATAGGCTGTGACATTTAGTGCCTCGCCTTCATCGTTTGTCTCGCTGTCAGAAACAGCAGTTAGCCGCCAGTGAATTGTCTTGATGCAATCAGAGTGTCCGTTCTGCGCCTCATTGCAAACATCAAGTGCTGGGAAGTCCCAAGTGTATGAATTAGCCATTGTCTACTCCTCGTATGGGCTTGTGCCGCAGCAACTAGGCCACGCTGCTTTGAGTTCAGTGATTGTTGTTGCGCTATTGCCAGCAGTCGGGGCATCCCGCAGTGCTTGCTTGTCAGACACGATTGAGGCTGTGTCTGCGCTTGCTTCAAGAGCCTTCATGTAGTCAGCGTCTAGCGCCTCTAGCAGCGGCTTTCTGGCTTCCCTAACCCTGTCGGCAAAAATCGCTTTGGCTACTGCCAAATCCTCTGTGATGACCGTGCCGTCCAAAGCCCAAGCGTTTCGGAAATGTCTGTCGCTTGGAACTGTGGCTGATGCGGCAGCAATCTCATTGCCGTCCTTGTCTGATATGATTGTTGTCATGCCGCTATTCTCCACGCATTTCTAAACTCTCTGTTTGGCAGTTTTTCACGCCTGATGATTTTCATCTTTACACTGTTGCTAGTTTCGTGGTTACGCCAAATGTGCTGTGGTACATCTTTCATAATTAAATAATGAATAGCTTGTTCTTCAGTCTTTGGACCTTCACGGGGAGTGTCGTGCATGAGATATCCCCTGCCTTCGCTATGTTTAGTAAACGTGGGCTGTGCTTCGTCTTTTGCTAACTCCCAATAAACCCACACCGGAGGAAATACGCCGCCATCCATTAGTGCCGCCATAGCATTAGGGTCTGGGTTCATCACAGTGCAGCACTGCATATCAACATCTTCGTAAACAACCACATACTCCGTATGATGAGGTTTCAGTCGTTGCTTTGCTTCTGCCAGACGGTCAATCAAACGCATCAAATACCCCCAACCACCGAAGTCATATTGTGAGCCTGATCTTTTTCATTGCCATCAGGGTTTCTTGTATTCAGTGTGTACTGGCTTGTAGAATTAATTTGACTTCCGAAAATACCTCTTGAGCTGCTTGCTGCACTTGTGTCCATCCCACAATAACTAATGCAATATTTGTCGGAGTCAGAGGCTTGAGACATTGTTACGCTAAAAGCACCAGTAGATGGGTCAGAAATTGAACTATTGTTAAAAGAATCAGAAGCTGAACCTGCCCCTGTAAAATTTACCCAATGAATGTGCGCCATATTTTCTGGGCCAAAAACAGATGTAGACATTACTTAGCCTCCATATCAGCTATACGCTGTTCTAATTGTTCGATTTTGCGGTGAGCATCCTGAAGTGCCGACACCAGTATCGGTGTGATGCGTCCGTAATCCATAGACATCATCGCATCATCGTCATTTCGTGTGGTTACAGCTTCTGGCATGACTTCCTGCATTTCTTGGGCGATGAAGCCCATAGAGCGTGGGCCGTCAGGGTCAGACTTCCAAGCGTATGACACAGGGTTCATAGCCATCAGCTTGTCGGTTGCGACTAGCGGCTCGATGTCTTGCTTGAGGCGAATATCTGAGGTGGTGTTAAAAGTAGCACCAGAAGAACTCACGGCTACATTGCCCTTACCCGTGCCGCTTAGACTAAATGTTACAACGCTAGACCCAGCAGAATTTGTGTTGAAGTAAGCAGCATCGCCGCCAGAACGAGAGAAAAACGCATCACCGATATGGCCACGCAAACTAATACCAGAAGTCGTGTTGCCAACGCCCGGTATATTTGTTGACGATTGTCCGATTCTGAGTGAGCCACTAGAGTCAAACCTAGCCCGCTCATTTCCGTTAGTTACAAAGCGAACATCGTGTGAGCCTGTAAAGTGGACTTCACCCGTGTGACCGGCAGCACCTTTGACCCGCTGACAATACGAATCTTTGAAACTATTACTAACATTCCCTAAATCAACCACCGCACTGCTTGTTCCATCGCTTGCTGTGCGTGGTATGACCGCTGGGGTTGCATCAAAGAAACGTAGGTTTACCGCGCCTGTGCCAATTAACAAGTCACCATTGCCAGCCTTGATTGAGCCAACGGTTGTGCCGTCTTTACGCAGCACAACAATGTCACCATCATCACTATTACGTCCGACATAAAGAGGCGGGTTGCTATCTCTAACGATAGCCGTCAGGCCGCTGCTTTGTGTTTCAAATCCCGCTGTGGTTGTTGATGAACTGGTCTTGCCAACCAGCAGATTTCTGCTTCCGTCAAATCGTGCGGCCTCAGTATTGGCAACCATAAACGCAAGCTGTGTGCTGCCAGCCTCAGTGCCAAAAGTGCCTACGCTGCTTCCATCTGTTTTGAATGTGAAGTTGGTTGCAACACCGTCTGTAAATGTGGCGAGTGTTCCTGTACTGCCTTTTGTTGCAATGACCTGACCCGTTACAGAAACACCAGATGAGCTAGTTTCAAACTTCTTGGCGTTGTCGTAGTACAGTTCAACTGAGCCGTCAGTTTTAGCAACCAACATCTGTTCAGCTTGGTTTTTCATAAGCTGGATGTTGTTGCCGTTAGTGGTAATAAGGAAGTTGCCTGTCCCTACATCTTCGATAAATGAGTTGTTGTTGGAGTGATGTATCTTCAGGCCATCATTGCTTGTTCCAACGTAAATATTATCAGTATCAGCTATAACAATATCGTTTCCGTTGCTTTGCAAATCGCCGCCAAGCTGGGGACTGCTGTCCTCGACTATGTTACCAATGCCAGCAGTAATAGATGCCCAAGCACTGCCTGTGTAATACTTCAAAGCATTGTCTGATGTATTGTATGCAAGATCACCTGCATCTAGGCTGCTGCTAGGATCGCTTGAGCCTACACGGTAACGCTCCGCAAAACTGTTTACGCCGCTGATGTTAGTAGCAACTGTGTTTACATTGGCTATTGAGCCACCAACATTGTTGACGTTAGTAATTGCTCCAGCCACGGTGCTTACGTTTGATGCTGCTCCAGCAACCGTTGTTACATTAGATGCAATGCCAGCGACAGTGGTGACATTGGCTGCAATCCCAGCTACAGAATTTATGTTGCTTGCATTGCTTACAACAGCGTTGATGTTAGAAGCATTACTAACTGCTGCGTTAATGTTAGACGCATTGCCAGCTACAGACGTTACATTGGCAGCGATATCTTCTACAGCAGCTACATCGCTGCTAATTCCAGCCACAGCCGTTACATCACTGGATATGCCAGCCACCGTGTTTACGTTACTAACAGCACCAGCAACGGTAGCAAGATTGTTAACATTGGTGGTGGTTGCGATTGTGTTGAGGTCAGACACAAAGTCAGAGGTGGCAAGCAGATTCAAGTCTGTAACAATGTCTGATGTAGCAAGCGTGTTGATGTCACTTACGATATCGCTTGTTGCCAATGTGTTCAGATCAGAAACAATATCACTGGTAGCCAGTGTGTTTAGATCGCTAACAATGTCGCTGGTTGCCAATGTATTGATGTCATTGATTACATCTGTAACAGCCAGAGTATTTAAATCAGATACAAAATCGCTTGTAAGCAGACTGGCCTTTGCAGCAACACTGGTTATCTCAGATTCTTTGCCAGCAACCGTATTAATGTTTGTTGCATTTCCAGCTACAGCATTGATGTTCGATGCATTGCCAGCTACCGATGTCACATTACTAGAGATTCCAGCTACTGTAGTTACGTTGCTGCTAATGCCTGCTACTGTTTGAATAGCATCTGTTGCATCAGTGCCATCTTCGATATCTGCCAATGTCGCTATGTCAGCAGTAACAGCAGACAGGCTTGAAACATCAGCAATAGTAGGGCCAGCTTCCGGCACGCCTGTTGTTGCATTAAAGCCTAAGACTGTGCCTTTGCGTGCATCCTTGAGCGGCAGTTCCATAGACGCAGCAGTATCGCTATCTTGCAAACGCAATGAGCGATCAACGTCATCTTTGCGGTCAGCAAACTGAGCCGTAATTTTATCTAACTCTGTATTGAGGGCTGCTATGTTAAAGGAGCCAGAGGTTGGAAAGTCTGTGGTTCTGGCAAGATCAATATCGCGTGTAATAACAACCGTGCTACCACCTGATGCACCTGTTACAGTCAGGGCTATCGTTCCTGTTGACCCGCTGCCACCAGATGAAACCGTGTAATGTGTTGTTGCTGATTTCTGCGTGCCATCAACATAGACATTTAGATCTGCTATGTCGAAAAACTCAAATGGCACAGTGAAGCTGGTCTGTGTAGCCCCCGCATTCACAGTGTAGGATATTCTCGGATTGTTATCAGTTAAACTAATAGTCATGTCACCCTCGTATCATGCATTAATGCAATGCTCTACGCACATTAGTTGAGCAAATCCTCAGCCAAAGAAATCAAAGGAGTTGTTGGATGGTTGTACCCAAATTGGTCAGCGGCCTCATCCATGTCACCATCGAAGAAAGCCTTGCCACCGCGCAGCCAAGAAATCACCATTCCGGGCGCGGCACCTAGTGGCTCACTCAAAGAATCAATCATGTCAGGATTGTATTTAGGACGGAGCATAGACTCATCTGCATCCATCAGACCAAGACCAACAGCCATGTGAGTTAACGTATATGCAACCTCTCCATACACACCAAGCGCACCAGATTGATCTATCGTGCGCTGGAAAATTTCTGTGTTATCTCTGGCATCAAACCACCAATCATCATTCTTCAAGCGCAGCACTGAGTAGCCAAGACCAAGCAATACAGCCAAGCCAATCATTCTGTGCTGCTTCATGGGGTCAAACATGCCAGCAGTAATGCGGTTCGTTGCACCCAGCATGAAGTTGAAAAACTGAAACGGGAAGGTAAGAGCCTGACTCTCAATGCGTGCCATTTTGATGCTGGCTGTTGAGGCACGCGGGTCAATCTCAAAACCAAGAGGCTTCATCCATGGGCGATAACGCGCATACATCACGCCATCCATTACCATTGGCTTGTCAAATGAAGTTGCATGCAAAATTGTGTTGCCAATACCAGCATTCATGGCTGTGTTCCACTTGAGCAGCAGTTCACGTTCAGCTTTGGTTTTGGCAGGCCACTTATCTACATTTGCAAAGATATAACGATCACCCTTTTCATACTTATAACCAGAGATGATTTTTGCATCTTGCTCAGTAAATCCCATGCGCAGCATGTATCGAACATCTGCTGTTTTGGCACTGCCATTTGACCATTTGATAAGCGTGTCCATGTAATAATGTGATCGATGTGTTCCATCGATACGTTTCATATAGTAAGTCAGCGCACCAAGGCCATTACCCAAAACGGGTATGTTGTAGTAAAGGCGTGTAATTGGGTTGAAAATACGTTCTTGCAGATTTGGTGTAATGCCTTCGATATTATCAGCAATAAAGCGTTGCTGCGCCCCACCAAGGTCAAGCTCTAATGCCTCACCAGTCAATTTTACATTAGCCCTAGCTTTTTTAAAAAGGTCACGATCAAGCTCAGTCATCATGGGTTTGAATAAAGGCTTTAAGCCGCGCTCAAGAATGATATTCCCAACGTCAGTAATTGATGCAACTGCTGCTGCATCAAGATAAGACATACCAGCTATCTCTTTCAGACCTTTGCCAAGCTGCGCATCCCACCTGTCAGGGTTACGCACATACTCGCCCATGACACGCTCGTAATCAGACAAGAAGTCAGCACGCAAACGTGCAATCTTCTTCTCGTTGAATCCTTTTTCACGCATGCCGGATTCAAAGTCATCAAGCACATCATCAATATGCCTGTTGCCAAAGTTTCTAACCCACTCCATGCGCCTGCCAACTCTCATCGAGTAGGAATGCAAAACGCGTGTGTCCTTAATTATAAACTTTTCAATTTTATGCTCTGGGATGTCGATCATGCGATGACGCAAATGCTTTCCTTTTGGAGCGTTCATCGACTTGTCTAATATGGTGATCGGCTCACCTTCTTCCATGATAGCAGTAACAGCATCTTCTGCTATTTTGCGCGGGTTCTTGCGTACAGCAGGGTCTATGTTAACAAACTTGCCGAGTTCATCATCCCAGATCTTATCAATCGGATTGGCGCGTACATGCTCTTCAAAGATGTTAGTGAGTTCATTCTGCATTGACGGAGAACGCAGCAGTTTTTCTTTATCGTAATAGATTGGGAACACATATCTGTCGTTATACCGAGATGTGTAAAGGGCATCGACAAACTCAAGGTGATCCTTGCTGTCTTTTAACAGTTTGAGTTGTTTGTCAGTCAGACCTTTTGCTTTTTCTGTGTCCTCTAGGCTCTTGATTAAGGCTTTGAGTCTAGTAGATTCCTTTTGCAGTCCTGCGCCATCGGCAAGCATGTCGAGATCACGCAGGTCTGCACGATAATCATCAAAGAAAGCATCCATCTCCCGCATAGCAGCGCGAAACTCTTTGCTAAAAGTGCTGTCATATTTGTTGAACTTGCCAGCCTGTTGTAAAAACCGCGCCTCAACAACAGTTTCAAACCATTGGTCAAATGTTTTTGCACCATTCCATCTGGCTACGATGTCATCAGTGTTAAAACCAAAGACCTTCATTGTCTGGCTGCGTTTCAACACATCTTGTGACCAGAGTTTTTGCAAACGGTTAACAGCATTAATTGAACGAGCAATATGTGTCTTTGATCTGCGGAAAGTAGATTGATGCTGTGTTTTACCAGATGCCACACCAGACATTTCAAACTGATCAACGCCTGCCATAAGATGATAAGCACGCTTCATCTCATCGGTGCCTTCGCTCATTACGCGCTTACCAGGAGTCGTAAGCAGCTTGAATGCCTTGGACTGCGTGAAAGGAGTTTGAGCCAGCCCATACCCGCTTAAAACGCGGCTATAAGCCTCTTTGTTTACACGGTCTACATAAGCTGGCTGGCTCTCGCCTTTTTGTCTGCTGTTTGTTTTGCGAACAATCTCTTTGTATATGAGAAAGTCGCTATATTCTTGCGGTGTTTTAAAGTCTGCTTCACGAAAACCTGTTGCACCTTCCACCTCTGGTTTTACCCAAGGCCGTTGATCGAATGTTGCTGCTATTTTTGCTTCATCAACATCGATTGCTTTTGTTTTGGTGTTATAAGAAACGCCAGTTGTTTCTAGTTGTTTTTCTGCTTTGGTCTTGCGTGCAGGCTGGGCTGATGGAGCAGTTTCCTTAACTGTAGTCCTGTTGATTTTTACGCCATCAAGCTGGTCTGGTATCGTACCTTTCTTTTGGTAGATCTCATTACGCATGGCAATGCCTTTGCGCATGGAGTTCGCACCTGATCTGGCAACAGCAGGTATAGAACCAAGAATGGTGCTAACTGCTGTCATCGTGGCTAGATTCAACCCTGTTTCAGTAAAGGTATTCGTTCTGTCAAATGGCGCACGAATGCCCTCAGATACCAAGCCAGCAGCTAGACCACCTCTAGCAGAAGCAGCAGCAGCTTGCCGCACAGTCATGCCACCTTTAGCCATGAGGCCAAGCTGACCCCATACAGGAATGGCAAATGCAATGTTTAGAGGATCAAGCAGTGACGCAACCCATACACCGCCAGACCAGAAGCCAGCTTCTTCAAGCGTTTTCTTGTTTGCCAGACGATCATCAATGTCTGTCTTAATCGCAGCTAGATGTTCTGCATCACGCGCACGCGCTAACTCTTCAAGATAATCCTCATACCCAGCACGGTTTTCTTCTGAGAAAGGATCAAGACCTTCATCATAATCCCGCTCACCAAATTGCAACTGCTGCGATACACGATCTAGCAGAGGCATATATTGATATGAGAATGTAGCCCCGAATGCCTCACCAAAACTGACATCACGCATTGTGTCATCAACTGGGCCTTGATCGAGTGGTATGATGTATTGGCTTTGAATTGGTGCTGCCATTAAAGGATACCCGATTTCTCAAATCCACTTATGGCGTCACTCAACCCTTTTTCAGTCTCAACCTCCATGCCCGTCTTATCCAAATTGATAAGATCGGCACGCACACGCTGCGCCCGTTTTATCTTGGCATCTATTGCTTGCTGGAATGAATTGGTTGTAATGCCTGCATGTCGATTGATTTGAGTAGTGGTTATGGTCATTGGCTGACCATCTTTGTTCATGATCATTTCGCCATCTTTAGTCATAACAGCGTAAGTGGCTTGCTGATTTGTTGACTGATTGGCTGGCATCAAAAAGAAATCTTCACCAAGCCTACCAGCATTTGGACTGCCACTTGCCTTATCTACTTTACGTTCGATAAAGCGGCTCACAGGTGTCATCTGACCCTCTGTGTAGAATTGCTCTAACGCAAATTCATGTCGTCCCGTTTGAATGCCGCCTGTTTGTGTGCGCACCATTGTCGTAGACGATTCAGCATAAATCGCATTGTAAGCATTCTTAATATATTGATCAGCTTTCTTCTTATCGAATGTAGCGTATGCATTCATTGCAATATTCATCATCCGATTGGGAGCAGATGGTGGGTAGTCCTTACCGAACAGCTTTTCTTCTGCAATGCGGTTGCGAATAATTTGCTGTGGGTTGCCATTGGGTGAATTAAAGTTTGCAAGCACATTCACTCTGCGTGCAGTCAAATCATCTCTATTGCTAAAGAACCGTGCTGCCTCTCCCATTTTTTCTGTGCCATAGGAATTGGCAAAGGTAGATACATTCGCCCAGAACGCATGGGCTTCATCACTCATATTTTTAGAACGATTAATACTACCTTCTGGCCCAATGCCTTTGGTTGTCAGGTTCCAAATTACAGTCAGGCGTTCAAGCTCCTCTTGCGTTCTTGGCTGACCTTTAGCAACAGCATTTAACTCCTCTGCCAAAGCAAATGGCATGATGCCGCCTTGCGTCAGTATCAACTGTGCTTGTGGGTTGTTTTGCAAAATTTGTAATGTTTCAG